GTCTTGTTTATACTCATTTAGACCCATTTGTTTAGCTGCAAGATATGCTTTAAGTTTTTCTTTTTCTTGGGGAGTTAGTGGCTTGCCTGCTTTTAATTTGCTTTGTAATAACTGAATATAACCACTATTATCGTCTTGTTTGTACTCATTTACTAAACTATCGGCCCATTCTTCTAACTGAGAAACTTCTTTCATCTCACCAAGTTTCTTGTGTAACTTTTTGAGAATTGGCATAGCATTTTCAATTCTAGGATCTAGTGTTTCCTGTACAAATAGTTCATTAATACCAGAAACTTCACCGTCGTCTTCCATTAAAGTAGGAGTCCAACTTTCAAAATACATATTATATCCTCGACGACCAGTCATACGGCTTAGTGTTTCTCTTAATGATTGGTAATGATTAATACCTTCTAGTACTAAACGTTGAGTACTTTCATTAAACTGTCCATTGCGTGTAGCACGGACAAATCCTGCCATTTTTTCATATTCTTCAACCAATGATTGAATATGACCAGCGCGGTCATCATATGGTGTGCCACCTTCTGCTATATGTCTAGCATATACTCGGGCAAGACCTGGCTTAGTAGTATTAAGTAAAAAGCGTTCTCCGTTGGAATTTTCAACGAAAATTCTAGAAATATTTCGATAACGCTGTTCACCTTCTTCAAGTTTACGACTATGTTGTAATATTATTTTGACGCTAGGTATAGCATCACTATAACTTGCTTGTTTGCCCATTGGATAATATCCTTCTGCAATGTTTTCTTTCTTTTTCATATGATCCCTCTGTGCCATATCACTGGCTAAATGGTCTTTGTTTTCGGTATCAAAGCCTAGTTGTCTGCGTTGACTCCACATTTTTAATTGTTGTAAAAAACCAGTCCAACTATCATCAAACGATCCCGATTCTAAATCTTCTGTAGTAGAATCAACAATACCATCATCATAATATATTTTTAAGTCTTGGTTACTATCAATAGTAACCCAAGCAGTGTCTATTGGTTTACCATCTTTTTTGAAAGTAAATTTAAAAACTTCAGCTTCGTCAGGAACAGGTACAGTCTCTCCATCACTACCTTTTGGTATAGGATCATAACCTCTTACCTTAAGAAATTTATATAAATCACGGTATAATGAGTCTGTTTTAATTGGCATATAGTATTTATCTTTGTATCAACTTAAGACAGCGAAGAATGGGAGTGGTTGAATATATTCATCATGGTCACGAATTTGTTCTCCCAAGTCAAGATAGTAATCACTTAAAGATTGTAGCATTCTAATCGTTAATAATGATGCCATAATCAAATCGTCGGTATCACCTATCTTAGCTGCATAACTACCACCACTAGCAACAAAAGTTTTTAATTCTGATATCAAACTTTTGCTATGAATTTTCATTTTCTTACTTTCTAATAATGTTTTAAATTTAGCACAAGCTGTAAGTTTAGACTTTTGTGTAGTATTGTATCCTCTACGTTTTTTGCCCGGCTCACTTAAAAAGATACCAGGTATATTAGTTTCTCCGTATTCTGCTAGTGATATTAGCGCAGCTTCGCCGATAGTATTGTTTTCTATACTATAATACAAACTATCAGGTTCTTCTGTGCATTCTACAATATATTTGTTTATTTGTGCCAATAATTTAATCTGATTAGGTATGTCAGTTTTATTATGTTTCCATTCACCAACTTGGGTGGTAGTATTAGCCTCAAAAATTTGTATAGCTGCAGGATCTCCACCAGTACCTAAACTTGGATCAAGTGCCACTGCATATATATTACCCTTTTCAGGTTTTTTATACCATCTAACTTGTCCCATACGAGTTATGGGTTCACTGCCTTCTAAATCAATAAGTGTGCTAGGATTAATAAGAGTTTCATCTGCAATAATAAATTCGCACCCTATTTCTCGGCGAAACCTATCTTCTCCCAATTGAGCCTTCATTGATTCGGCCCAATTATCATCACGTCCCGGTTGTTCAGACCAATGCGCTCTGTATGCTCTAAACCCGTTTACACCTAATTCAGTTTGATTACCATATGAATCTTCTGTTTTATTAGCACCTTTCCAAATAAGAGCAAATTGATCTTCATCGCTATTTGGAGTGCTAGTTATTATTGCTTTACCACCAGTTGCAAGAGTAGGAGTAATTGAAGTCCAAAATTGTTCTGCAATAGTAGGTCTAACGAATGCAAACTCATCTAAGTACAATAATGTAATAGACATACCACGACCAGTATTTTCAGTAGTAGTAGCTGATACGATACGACTACCATTTTCAAAGTCAAGTGAACCTTTATTGTATGTGGTAACGCCTGCTTTAATATAATCAGGACAGTTTTCATATGCGTAACGAATACGCTGCATGATTTCTTGTGCGCCTGTATACTTATGTGCTGCTATAAGGATAGTAGAATCGGGTACGAACATAGCGTACCAAAGTAGATAGCCGGCAGCACTAGTAGATTTACCACTTTGACGAGGCATCAAACTAATACTAAAACGATAATTGTGGTATGTATGAATTAACCGTTCTTGATAAGGCCATGGATGATATAGCATGCTGCCCTTAGTAGGGTGTTGAATCATAAAAAAGTTATCCATGAAATACAGATAACCTGTAATAGGATCGCAACACTTTATAAAATCATCTAACTCTTTTTGTGTTGCGAATTTAGTTTTTACATAGGGAGTTTTAACTAATGATGGTGATCCACTCATAATTATTATTTAGTTTGGGCGTCTTCCCAAACTAATATTTATCTTAAAAAAATACTCACTTGTAGTGAGTATTTATCATTTATTTAATATCTAAGGGTCTAGTTTTTGTAAGAACTGCACAATAATACTTTTCTTTAAAGTTTTTAAGTTCGCCATTTTCAGCAGGCATACCTAAATCAAACTCAATACTATTGAATATATTAGTATCGAACCCAGTTCTAAGGAATAGTGCTATTAGTTGAGTCTCTCCCAAAATGCTGTAATGATTTAGATTCATTTCATGCTGTCTTTCACAGTTAGGAGCGGGAACTTCAATATATATTTTGCCACCTTGTTTAAGAACACGGTTATACTCCATTAAACTAAAGATAGGATAAGGACTATGTTCTAATGCATGCCGTAAAAATATAAAATCTACAGATTCATCGTAATAACCATCTTTTTGTGGTAAAAAACTTAAATCATATTTTTTAATAGTATGACCTTTATCCTCACAAATTTTTACATCTTCAGGACTTAATGTTACTCCTACTACATCGGTATAGCCTCGGTTTTTCATTTCATCTAAGAAATATCCCGGACCGCAGCCCAAATCTAAGATTTTAGCATCTTTGGGCAAATTTAACGGATCGACATAGGTTTCTACCACTTGAGTGGTTAATGCTTGATGAAACTTACTGTCGCCCTCGCTATAGATATGCGCGGTATATAGCCATTCATTGTAGAATTTTAACTTGATTAAGTCAATGGTATTATTAATATCAATCATATGAATCCTATAGTATTACACTACTTATTCGTAAAATTTAGCTAAATTATTTTTTATAGCCCTTAAACCCTACAGTGATACTTTTGGTATTAGTATCTTCGGGTTCTTCACTCTTAGAATAAGGAATTACATCTTGTACTTCTGAAGGAATAGTCTTTGTGGCTGCGATAAACATATTATATTCTTCTTCGGTGTATGGATGAACGGTATTATATTTTTCAACAAAACTAGCATTATCCATTTCTACCGCATCTTGACTTTTACCATCAGCCATTGCCATAGCCATCCACAAACGATTTAAATGATATGTTCTATCATATCCACCCTGATCACGAACTCTATATATGCCCTTAGATACTTGTACATGATTTTGGTTAGGTTTACCATCACCCTCTATTAAAAATTCATAGGCTCTCATTTCTTGTACCCTTTAAAGGGTTTTAAAGTACTCTTAGTATCGGTATCTACCGGCTCTTCACTTTTAGATGTTGTAAGTAATTTTGCGTCACTTGGCTTCAGTCCCATCTCATGCATTGCATCATCTAGATATCCCTGTAATGGATCTCTGCCTGCATATGATACTATAACTAAATTTTCTCCCCATGGAGTTTCTTTAGCGAACTCAGGTACAGAATCTTCTTGCCGCTGTTTAGCTCCCTTTGCTCCTGCTAATGCAACACCAAATCTATATTGTGTATAAAAATCATTATTTTTTAATTTATCAATAACCCATGCTGCAGGTAATGTGCGCTCTACCGCAGGCTGTATAGATCCTATTGCTTCTGTAATAAATTCTCTAGCCCTCATGTTGTAATTAATAATCCAGTTTCAGTTACCAATTCAGAATTTGTATCTTGGGAAAGTGCTATTATACTGCCTGAAGCTATATAATTATATGTTATTTGATAAGAAATAAAATGTGAAATTGTAGTATTGGCTGCATTACCCAAAGGAAGTGCATATAAATTAACATTGCCATTTTCTACAATCATGTCAAAATTTGTTACAAGATTTCCAAAATATTGACTAAATTGTCCTGTCCAATTAACATCAGTTAATCCATTATTAATTGCTGAATATATCACAATATTTTGACTATCATCATTCAGTAAATTACTAGAATTAATTTGCATAGTAGCCTGTGTAAAATAATATACAGGAGTACTTAATAGCAATTGAGGACTTACACCAACGGTAATTTCCTGTGCTGTAGAAAATCCTATAGAATTAATATTTGCAAAATTATTGTTTACCTTTTGAAAGGCAGTGCGTAAGGGATCACCGTCGCCATCATTGGCAGCTGCCCCTACATTAATAACTTCAATTGTGGCCATAGCTATGTTCCAAATCTATACAGTATTTATCACATAGAAGGCTTTTGTGAACTGAGAATTATTTTACGCTTTCAAATATTCTTTTTTGTTCAATATACCATTCTTGCCAACCTTCAACTTTAGTTGCACAATTATAATATGTTACATAGTTTTCAACTACTGTTTTTAACATGTCTGTAATGGCTACTTTATCAGCAGGTTCAATTGGTTTTAATGGCTCACATTTTTCTGACAATGTATTAGGATACGGCGGAAATTTACGCTCTATTGGAACAGGAGTACTAGCACAGGCTGATAGTAATAATACCATTGGTATTAACTTTTTCATTTCTTCTCGCCCGAAGATTGACTAGATAGATTTACAATCTTATTATGCTGTTCAATTATTTCTTGTGGCACTGGGCAATTTTCTATATATTTGACAATCTCTTCTTTTTTAACGATTTCTTTATCAATATATTTGATTATGTCATCGCCCTTTTGTTTAATAACTTTGGTTTTGTTTACAATCTTTTCTTGTATTTCTACAGTTTTTTCTACCGCTTTAGTTTCTGATACAGCAACTTTGGCTTCTACTTCTTTAGTTTTCAATTGCCATAAGCGTTCATTTTCTAACCCGCCCTCTAAGTATAAGGCAAGAGTTAGTACTAATATACTAATAATTTGAATGGGTAGTTTATATTTACCAACAAATGGTATAAACCCTAGCACAAAGCCTAATATTACGCCAGTAACACCAACAGTCAATAATCCGTGTATAGCGTAGTCAGGTAAAACAGATAAGATCCACATACCTGTATTTATCTGTTTAAATCATTTAGTCAAACTTAAGTTTAAAAAATGTATATTTTTCTTTAGGCAATTTAGCTGTAACAGCATAAATGTAACCAAAACCCACATTATCAACGAACCTGTGCCAAATTGGTTGATCTATAGCATTATCCATAATCCACTTGCCTTTTTCTGTCTGTTGAAATTCCCAAAGGGGTTGAGAAGCATAGATATCAGGGTCATCAACATCACCTATACTGAATGTATGAACTTTAGTTTCTATATAGTCTTTCATACAGCCATTTCCGCTTTGATTGGCCCATGACTAGTGTATCCTTCTAAATGTATATCATTGATGGTCATTGTAAAAATATCTTTCTTTTCTACTGGCAACATTAATGTGGGTAAGGGCAATGGATCACGAGTTAATTGTTCTTTAACCTGCATAACATGATTTTGATAGATATGAGTATCGCCGGTACTAATAATTAATTCACCAACTTTATAACCACAATGGTTAGCAATCAAATGAGTTAATAGAGCATAACTAGCAATATTAAAGGGAAGACCCAAGAAAACGTCCACTGACCGTTGATACATATGACAACTCAATTCACGGTTCTTGTTCACATAATATTGACTCATAATATGACAAGGTGGCAATACCATTTGATCTAGTTGACCTACATTCCATGCACTAATAATATGTCTACGGCCATTAGGATCTTCTACCAGTCCTTTAAGTAGATTTTTTAATTGATCAATATGTTCGTATATTGGATTAAAGTATATTTTACCATTAATTCCATCAAGATCGGGGTTGCCGGTTGGAATATGTGTTAACCAATTTCGCCATTGTACTCCGTAGACTCTTCCCAAATCACCGTCAAATTTTGCCTTATCTTTCCAATAACTTGCCAACGCATTAGGTGTCCAAATTGTAACAGCACCTTCTCTAGTACCGTATGTTATTTCAGCTAGTCTACGCTCGTCGCTACTACCTTCAATGAACCATAATAGTTCACCCACGCAGGCTTTCCAAGCTAATTTTTTAGTAGTAACAGCAGGAAATCCCGTGCGTAAATCAAATCTTAATTGTCTAGAAAATACTGATATTGTTCCTATACCAGTTCTGTCATCTTTCATTTCGCCATTTTCTAGTATATCTTTAAGCAAGTCTTGATATTGTTTCATAATTTTAATCAAATTTTTTAAAATGCGAGGTAATTGTTTGTGATGTTACATCATATCTTATATCATAATTTTGAGCATTGAATAGTTTATTATAGTTATGCTTTACTCTAGGTAATAACTCACGCTGAATGGTCAACCATTCACTGTCGCTTAATTTACATAAACGCTCAACTTCGTTCAAAATAGCAAACAATCTATCCGTGTCATCCTCTATAGTATCATATGATTCATTAATATATGGATGAAAAGTTTGATACCCAAAATCTTGTAACTTTTGCATACAATAAGGTCTATTCATCATTATAAATGGTTTAGATAATAATATTGATCTAAATGTTTTTTCCGTAATTAAAATTGTATGTTTGGCATTAAAGCATTCCCCTGACGGTTCTTTACTATTTTTCTCTCTGCCAGTAAACAAAGTTTCTTGCACTAAACTAAAATATGATTCATCAAATAGTTCAATATCTTTGCTATAGCAACGTTGATAATCAGAACCTCCATTAAAATTTTGCCTAGTTAAATACATAGGAAACATGTTACGATTATTTTCCCATATATCATTAACAATGTTATAGATTTTTGGAAAATGATTGTCAAAGACCTCTCTATTTAATTGTTCTTGAGGAGTAATGTAAAAAGAGTAATGTGCTTTATTTAATAATTGCTTTTCTAGTAGCAGCATTGTCATTACTGTTCTATGTATTCTAGGCACTCCATTCATTGAAATAAATTTTTTAGGTCTTTCTTTTACGGAAGAATTAAATGCTAACTTTAATCGATTTGTGTTTAAGTCCGCCCATCCCTGTTGTTCCAAAGTATTTGAAATAATTAGATTGATAGGTGTATAATTATTTTCCCTGCAGTAATCTAAATATGTCTTTATATTACTTTCTACTGGAAATGCTCCACTAATATAATATAATCTATTAATCGGAATGTTGTGCTTTTCAATCAGTCCCTTAACAACTATGTCTGTTGATTCAATATAATCAATCGCAAACCCTTCACAATTTGAATTAAAATATATATTACAATCATTTTGATTTCTATAATACGCTAAACTGTCTATAATATCTTCATAACTATATGAAGAAGATGGTTCAAAAATTTTACATAAGGGGAAATACGGCGGAACATATAAACTACTAATATCAGGATTTACTATTCTTGGTATTTGTTTAAAATAATTTATATCTATTAACATTTAATCTATTTTCAATAATCAGGATAATCTCTTTCCCAAATTTCATATATATGATCGCTATGAACCTCTTCATGTGAAATTATAAACTCTCCGCGTAATTTTCTTAAGTCTATGAAAGTATCACAGGCGTATTCAGCAAAGGTAGTAGTCAAATGAATTTTAGTAATTCTTTCCCAACATGATTGAATTAATGTTGCCCCACCTATTATCCACGGTTCGTGAAAATAGTCCAAGTCATCTAGATTAGCTATTGTCTTAACATTGTCAGGTAGTATAATTGGTTTCGTAGTTACTACAACATTGATTCTGTGAGGCAATGGTTTTACTGGAAGACTATCCCAAGTATTACGGCCCATTACCACAATATTATTTGTTGTTAATTCTTTAAACCTAGGTAAATCACCTTCAATTTTATTCCAAGGTAATTTATTCTGATAACCTATCCCACCATCAGGGTCACAGGCAATAATCAATTTCATAAATTGCCCAATAAACGATCTGTTTCAGGTTGAACGGTATCAGCAATACTTTGAACATTGAGAATAAATTCTAGGCTAGTAATAGAATCATCAAGTTCATGAAGCTTTCTACTTACCGCTTCTTCAATTTGATCTGGATCTAGACCTTGGCTTAAAAATTTTTCAATATTAATTGTTTGCTGTCTTTTACCCTGCAATTTCAGTACTATCTTTTTAATGAATTGCACTGGAATTTTTTGTTTTTCAACATCCTCTAGGATGTGTTCCCATTTGGAGATAAATTCTGGTGACATTATGCACTAACTTTTGCTCTTGATTTTCTTGCCTTAACTGGAGTTGCGTCAACAACTGGTGTTGTGGATGCACCAATATCGGGATCTAATGATTTAGCTTCTTCCATTAAACGCTTTGATTCAGCTAATAGACCCTGTGCTTCACGCTCCATTTTTTGTGCTTGTTCAATTCTTTGTTGTGCTAATGAACTATCACCTAAAATATCACTTGATCCTGGAACACCAGATTGTGGTCCACGCATTCTACGGACTACATCAGCAGGATCTTGTAATCCCATACTTTTATCCATTTCAGCCAATCTACGGACTGCTTCCTCACCCTGTTGCATTTCGTTTAGAATCTTGTTCAATTCATTTAACTTGATTCTAGTATTAGGTTGAGGGGTCATTACGATTTGTTCCGTATTAACCTTTTTAAGTTGACCTTCATGGTGAAGTACATGAAGAATAGGTTTACCGTCTTTGGTGTATGTTCTGTTAAGAGCATCTGCTAAGTTTTCACTATTCTGACCAATGTCACTTTCAATACATTGAATCATTGGGTCGTGAACGTGCATATTCAATGTTTCAGTGTATGTTACCAAACACATATGTGGCTCTCCGGGAACCTCCCTAAAGATAACTGCTATTTTACGATCACCGTGTTTGCCTACATGTCTTAAGAAACTCATTTCAATCTCCTGATTATATAATTATTTAATAAATTTTGACTACATTGTAAAATTTATTATGACCAAGTTAGTTCGTATAATACAGCTTCTCTTGGATCCTCAAATGCAGGAACTTGAGATTTTTGATAAAACTCATCTATAATAGATATTAGAGCATATCTGCCCTTAAGATTAGTTACTATCCATTCGGTAGACTTAGTAGTTACTGAAGTTTTAGCCAATACGAAATGAGCTGGCTTAAAGTCTAAACATCTTGTAGTAAACCAAACCACAGGATCAATTTTTATCATCGTGTTAGCGCATCAACTATTTTGTATTTTTCATAAGCATCTACTACCGCGGGTGAAGAATTCTTATTAGTAGGTACTACTTGTAACCAAAGTTCTCCAACACCAAAATACCCATTGCCCGAGAAAAGCCTAGGCTGATGAATCCTACCTGAATTGTAAAGTTTGGAAGCCAATTCCATAATGGTTTCAAAATCAAATCTTGAGAAGTCGTACCTTTGGGAATTCCTAGAGTACTGATTACCTTCATCATAATACAACTTAATTACA